CTTGCATCGCAAAGTTGCGATCTAATCCACCAGGGAAATTACCGACACCAGTTGTAAATGAACCATAGCCATAAGCTGTGTCCATAATGGCAGGGGCGTATTGCGCTTGGACAGATTCCGTTTTTTTGTTTATACCCAAAGCAGACAATAGACCCATATAGGTACTTTATACCATAAATCGGACTAATGGTGCAAATTAAACAAAAATTTGTGCGGTTTGTTGTGGCTTAGTTAATTGACTTACAACCATCGCTAGTGATATGGCGGCTGTAACATCGCCAGCCGATTTTCTACGTATTATGCGCCAGCCAGCATCATTTGTCTTAGCTGCACAGTTATTTAAATGCTGTACTAGCTCTGCCTGCCCAGAATGGACTACCCGATTATTAGCCAGGCCATCGGCTAGGTCTGAGCACGCCTGGTAAAACGCTTGGCCTGATACATCAACCATTCGCCAGCCACTTTGCTCTAATCTGGTAGCAATAGTTTGCGTGGCGTATTTGTCATAACAGATCGTGTGTGGATGGTACTTGCGTGCCCACTCATTTATATCACTAGCCATCTTAATCTCATCTATCGCTATATCGCTATGCCACAGCTGTGCTAATCCGACTGCTATCTTTCCATCTTTGACCTGACCCATAACTAAAGCCCCTGATCGCCTTGTAGGTGCAATATCGAATGCCATAATTGTTTGTGGCCCGACAGGTATCTCTAAGCTGCTATCGCTGCACTGCTCGATTGATCCATATACCCAAGGGCTGACAGTGCTATCTACCCACATACAAAGCATCTCGGTCTTTGTAGCTTCTATGCTGTTAGTGCTTACCGATTCTTCTAATGTCTGCTCAGTTATTAAATGCCCTAATGCTGGATTAGCCATAGCCCAGGCTTTACGATCTGTAATTTTGGAATGCTGTGGTGCGCTGTACTCATAAAATCCTAAATTGTCAGGTGGGTATGATAGACAACGCTCTCTTAGATCATTTAACACAGTGCTAAAGCCATCACCTGCGTTACTTGTCATTAAGGTCATCGCATTAGGGCGAGCACGTGTCACTGGCAGTGCAGCTGTAAACGATTCTTGTGTCCACTCTCTTAACTCATCGATATACAGAAAATCTGCGGTCTTGCCACGTGGTGCATCTCTAGTAGCTGCTGCAATTTCATACCTAGCGCCATTAAGTAGGGTTATAGATTCTTGACCATTAGCTAGGCGTATCTGTCTTACTTGATCTTTTAAGAATTGATTATCTTCTATTGTGTAAGCAACCTGCCTAAAGGTATCTAATGCCATATTACGATTAGAGGACATACCCAGGACATTCTTAGAGCCCCATAAGAATAGATGGCTCAGGATCAGCATACGTGCTAGGTGAGTCTTGCCATTTTGACGAGCTACAAGCACTAGAGCGGTTTTTTTGCGCCAGGTATCTGCATCATCTACAGCTAGTAGATCATCTAGTACCCAGCGTTGCCAGGGGATCAAAGGTAAACCTATTTTCTCAGCCAAGTCTGCAACCTCTTGCGACTTTGTGCGACCTTTTAAGAGTAACGTGTGGATTCTAGGCTCAGTGCTGCCAATTAGCCCGACCCCTCGTGAGGTCTGTTTTATTTCCGTATCATTTTGCATCGAAATTAAGCGTATCAGGTTTATTAAATGGTGAGTCTGGCACTGTTCGGACTGTCTCAGGGAGAGAAGGTTTCAGAAAGACAGGGGGGGTCGCCTTGCTGCTAAAAAAACGGCCACCTTTACTGCTATTACAGCTCTTACACATAGATTGCAAGTTATCAGGTGCCCACATATCCCCACCCTTAACTCTAGGTATGATGTGATCTACTGTGTGTGCTGGTCTGTTACAGATAGCGCACTGCCATCCATCTCTGTCAAGTATGGTGATGCGTAGCTTTTTCCACTTACCACTACCGATAGCACGCTCACTCATTAATGCCAGCCTTTACGCTTGAAGTGATCTAATGCATTACACATAGACCCATATCTATTTAAGTTGTACTTAATACCCCACTCTACTTGCTTATATCCATCAACAGTAGCCAGGTACTTAGACCTACCTTGTGGTATGCCATAATGTGAGCCATTACGTGCTTTAGGGTTCCACCTACTCTCACGATGATATAACTCATCTAAGCAATAAAACTCAGTAAATGAATGATTAAGCTGTATAAATGCATATTGCTTGTAATGTGTTGGTTTATTAACAGCAACGGAATTAGTCTTTACAAAGCAAAGATTAACTATGAATAGAGCGATCCCAACTAGCCAGCACCTCGCGAGCTTTCCCTGTCGGGCTCGCCTTGTGGCTTTGTGAGCCACTGCTTCACTAGAGCCTAGCATGCTCTGTCAAGTTGAGCGTTAAATTTCATATAGAAGTCCATCCTATGTAATCAGCATCTGGATTATTGGCCAACCACTCTTGGCGCAATTTGTTTTGTTTAGCCCAATCCTCAGCTGTGGCCTCAGGCATTCTTGCCCCATCCTCCACCTTTAAATATAAGCCCAGGCGCTGAGTAAATCCTGCTCATTTGCAAATTACATTTAGGGCAACTCATTGGCCCACTGTCATCATCATAGGATCTATGTACTGACCCATAGGTGCCGCATTCATTACAGCTGTATTCATAAGTTGGCATTACTTTGCTCCAATCAGTTGACAAGTGTGGCAGACCACGGCTTCAAACTTCCAACCACCACACTTATCACATCTGCATATATCCGAGTCCGGTATATGCAAAGCCTCTACTACATTCTTAACACCTACACAACCACAATCCATACACTGATAAGCCTTAAATCCCTCTGGCGTATCTAACTTATCCAGCCATAGGAACTCGGTATCACGTTTACATCCATTACATTTAAATCGTGGGTGCATTATGGTAATATCCTTATTGCCTACAGTGACACTGAGTGCAAACCAAGAAATTACCAGAATGTATTAGCCTGTCATCATTACAAGCTACACATAGGTCAATCGATGGCGTGAGGGTTCGCTTATCATCTTCTAAACGTAGAGTGAACCCATCACGTATAATTTCAACATATCCCATTTACTCACCCCCATCCCAGTACCAAGAGCCAGCAGCTGTAAGTTTGTGCCAGCGAGCATCACATTGTTCATCTTTAGGTGCGCTGCAAACATAGCCAAAATAAGATTTACCAGTCTTTGCCACGCCTTCTTTAAGTATCATCGCTCCGTGTTTACATTCTTGCGCCTTTGGTGGCAGCGGTATTGCTTCTACTACATCACCAACCGACCAGACTGTCGGATCTTTTTTATCTTCTGCAAAAGACTGCCGCAATACATTTTCTACAGTCCTAGCTCTTGATCCTGCTGGTGAATAGTTTGTAACTCTTTCCATCTCAGTTCGGCTAGGCCTCGCACCTTTTTTTGAATAGATGTAGTTAGCCAAAGCACGCCCGATTGCGCTACTTTCTGCAAGTTCACAAGCAAACTTATTAAAGCTGCTACCAGTACGGATCTCCGATGCCCAACCAGTCGCAACTGGCACCGCATCAGCTGTAGTTCTGTATAGGCGAGCCACAAACACAAACTCATCTGGATTAGCATTTGGCCGATTAACAAGTTCTGTCTGTATAGACCCGTCTTCATTTTCTTTCCACCACTTCTCTAGTCTTTCTTCTACTGTTTCATATTGACTCAAATCAAATGCCATTAGTCATCCCCCCAGGTAAAATTGATGTCGGCTTCTGCGTCAAGGACTGTCTGGTATATCGAAATGTAAGCAAGTGCATCGATGATCGAGTCACTGTGGCCTGGAGACTCAGTAAGCCTAGAAATCTTGACGAGCGCCATACATAATGCGACTTGACTAGGCGTAATTGGATGGTCGAGGTATGCCGACCACAATTCACTGATCCTTTTATGGTTTGTGTAAGGGTGACCATAGACCGATCCCCTTGTATGCACCAGGTCGACAACATCAGCTAGCAGCTTCTCAGTTTTTGTCATAGTCAAATACCTCATCGGTTTTGATTTTGTTTTGGATCATTCTGCGGTGCATATCAAAGCCATCTTTGCGCCCACGCCAGTAATGTGTTTGCTTCATGTCATCTATACGCATTAGCACCAGCCAATACGCCATACTTAAACCTATAAATAAATAAACTGCGATTTCCATAGTCATTTGTAGCCCAATCTGTGACCACATACTTTGTAGCACAGGCATAGTGTTGCACCTGTGTATGACTTTGTGGATTCTTTAAGGCTGTTTTATTATAACGATTAGATAACGTTAATATCTTCGAAGTCGTCGATATGGTCGTCGATAGTGCGCTCGGCGTACTCTGTATTAAGCCCCATAGTGTCTGCCTAATGCTGTAAATGAGCCATCCTTGTTTATTGGCACCAGGGTTGGTGTCAGGGTCTTGCCTATGACTTCTAGTATAGCAAACCCCATCTGCCAATTCGCTGCAGAATAGCGTAAATAAGAGGCTTTTTGTCGATTCATTAGGTTTCCTACCTCTAGGCCATATAAAGGCCTGTAATGGCTTCCTACGGCCTCTGTATAGGCACTCATACCTAGTCTGTGGGTGTGTCCACACAATACTGATTTACCCCATTTTTTAGCCAGGTTAAGAGCTGTAATACCTGCGTGCTGACTGATATTGCCTTCGTCTCCGTGAGCCATCACCCAGTTTGTGCCAGGTATTTCATACGGCTGTTTTGAATAGGTTATGCCAAGACCAGCAAAATCCATAAATTTTGCATATTGCAACTCTGGCAAGCTGATTAGGCCTGGCACCTTTAATAAAGTGCTATAAAGGCGATCACTATGATTACTGCGCTGTACAATACATTCTTTGCTGTATTCGCTGAGATCCCACAATATTGATTTAGTAAGCTCACGATCAGCGTGAATAGTTTGCTCATAAGCCAAAGGTGTTTTCTCGGCCCATCGGCTAATCGTTTGAAAATCAATCTCATCCCCGACCACCAGTACAGAATCAAACTTCTCCCGCCTTGCTAACTTAATTACATTCTTTACAGCTGCCTCGTGATGATAGGGCACCTGTAGATCTGATATGACTAAATACCTAATCTTCATCCTCATCAAAATCGTCAAGTGGATTCTTTATAGGATCTTTAATATCGACGATCCAGTCTGGATAACTTGACCTATCCATCGCAAACGCTAGAGCTGTGCCCTCATCCATTCCAGATTTACGGCAGGCCATATAAACCTCATTAGCTGCTATTGCCCAGAAATCCAGCTTTGTAAGTACAGGCTCTTTAGTAGTCCTACGCTTACGTACTGGCTTCTTTTTTGGTTTGCGTTTAGTTGCCATATTAAAATTATGACTTACTGATTAACATAAAGAGATCATCGACACGCTTCTCTAGCCGTGTTAATTGATCCTTCATACTAGAGCCACCATTCGGGCGCAACTCATTAAGCCAGCCTTTAACTAAAAAACGTAGCCCGATTAGCCCGCCTGATAGCACGGCGATAACGCCAGCGCCAAAGCCAGCCCATTCTGTAGGACTCATTTTTCATTAGCACCGATGCCATAGGCAATATCGGATTTATCTAAAGCCCTAGCTGCTGGCCCTGCGAGTGCTGCAATTACTACAGACAGCGCTGGGTCTAAACCTAATTCATTACTTGCCAAGAATGTTAAGAATGATACCAATACGCCACGTGCGTATGACTTTAGTATTGCCTTCTGTTTTTTGCTTATCTTCATATCTTGCCCCCTATTAGTGGTATATCGAACGGCCTTGCATCTGTGTCGCCTAACTTTGTAAAGCTAATATGTAAATGTCGCTTGTGCGGATTCACCCCAGAATACTTACGCCACTTCCAGTTTAATATCTTCGAGCATATTCGCCCGTTGTAGATGACGTATGATAAACGTTTATCTGATTTCCCTGCGATTCTGATCTGGTCAGCCAAATAAGGTGCGAGGCTATCGGATGACTCCAACCTAGAATTAATATCAACTGCTCTGACCCACCCGTTGATGTCTGGATTATGATCCGATTTTCTGGAGGAATGGCGACTATCGCCCAGCCATCCTTCTGGACTTTTAGTACACCTATCTGGAAACCACGTATCAACTTGATCTCTTAACTGCACACCAGCTGCACATAGTTTAGGTTTCATTACGTAGTGGCACTATCCATCGACAAGTAGTTTCATCAAAGCCGATAGCACCTTCTGGCTCTGGTGCAATAAAAGCATCTTTAATTTCATCATAAATAAATCCTATACCTGCATAATTCTTGCGAATCTTATTGTTATAGGATGTACGTTTAACGTTATAGCCTGTTGCTTGACTGTAAAATGTTTCAGTATCAAGTCCATCAATTAACTCTGTTTCATCAACACCGACAGTTACATTGACAACTATGTTATTTCCATCTAACCAAGCGTAATGTGCCATTATGCCCAACTTACTGTGCCAGCTGTTGCAGCTGTAATTGTTGTAATGTTGTTTCCACCGACATTAGTGGTTGAACCTGTCACGCCACCGCCTAGAGTTATTGTATAAACATTTGGATAACTTAGAATTACAACGCCTGAGTTACCATTTAAAGCCGTACCAGCAACACCATTAGCACCGCCACCGCCATTAGCAAAATTGCCGCCGCCATGCGTACCATCAGTTCCTGACGCTCTTTTACCGCCACCGCCACCGCCTGCGTAAGTAACAGATGATCCAGAAATGCTACTTGTTGTGCCAGCACCACCATTACCACCATTATCACCAGAATTATTTGCACCAACACTACTTGCACCACCGCCACCGCCTGCGCCAGCAACTGTTGCAGCATCACCGCCATTATTACCTTGTGAAGGAGAAGTTGCGGGAGTGTTACCAGTGCCACCAATTTCTGTTCCAAAAGTGCTAGAACCACCGCCACCGCCAGAACCCCCATTTGAACCATCGGCACCTGTACCGCCACGGCCACCACCTGTTGAAGTAATAGTAGAAAATATAGAATCGGCACCATTAGTTCCACTTGACCCACCTGTGCCACCAGCACCAATAGTTACAGTATAAGAAGTGCCAGTGATTAAAGTTAATGTATTTGCACGATAACCACCGCCGCCACCGCCGCCACCACTAAACGTAGTTGCGCCTGCATCATTACCACCACCGCCACCGCCTGCTACTACAAGATAATTTACAGTTAAATCGGGAAAAGGTGGGGAAATAAGACTAGCAATTATATTTAACATTTATGCAATAGCCCCAACAATATACCAAGCATTAGCAGCTGTTTTAATACAAGCTGCAGATTTATATTGTCCAAGAGTTGGTTGTGCTGCAACTGTGCCAGCACTTAATACTGTCGTAGTACCAGATGTAACCGCTTTAATAGTTACTGCGTTTGTTGCTTGATTTAATACTGTAATAACAGTTCCTATCGGGAAATTATAAGTAGCATCGGTTGGAATGTTGAAGTTAGCAGCTGAGGATTTGTTCATCGGAATTAACTGCTGGTACTCATCACCGCTACCCACTGTGTAATCTGCTGTTTTAGCAGTTTGTACTGTAAAGGCTGGTAGCCCATTCCACATAGCAGAAGTAACTACATCACCAGTATTGCCTGGAAAAGTTGGCATTATATCTCCTTAATAAGATAATACGTTTTGATCTAAGACCCCGTAATCTACGTTGCCTATTATAAACCCATCTATGACAGGTTCTAGCGTTGTAAACACCACTTTAAAGCTATTAGGTGTGATGATGTTGGATACGCCAAAGATTTGCAGTGTTTTCTGCAGCTTAGATCCACCAGGCTGCGTAGTGATTACTGTGATCGGATCAAAGAAATCTAGGTTTAGGGCTGCCACTATGCCTGTGGTGTAGTTAGGGGTGTATAGGTCTAACTCAATAGCATCGCATCGAATGGTTGTCTCAGCACGGCTGGCCACATAAGCCCTGGCATAATCTAGGGCTACAGCATCGGTCTGCATTAGCAGATCCTGGGCGTTATATGAATGGATAAAATACTTGTCTATACTCGACTGATTGCTAGCAGATTGCACAGCGCCCGATAACCTGCTGATCTGGGCAGAGTTGAATATAAGGGTGTCATCTAGTTTCCAAGCTGCATTAGCGTATGAAATACCTGTGCCATCATCTGCAAAAACTGTGGGTGTATTGCCTATGGTCTCTGTAGCTGTGAGCCTGTCCTTAAATACAAACGATCCGTCAAAGCCTACATATATTGCGCCGTACTCTGACTGGGCAACAGTCTGCATCGCACCTAATGCAGTGCGTGCTGTACCTGGATCATTCTGTAATGTAGTTTGACCTGGGTCTATTTGGCGCTGTGATGCCGGCCAATCAATCTCATCTAATATCTCATTAATACGTGCCCCTGATAGGTCACCAGCACTAGCACCTGTGACTGTAGAGATCTGGGCATTGTAAGCTAAACGCATAGCATCTACAGCTTGTATGGTTGTGTAGGCGACCTCTGTGGCATCTTTAGGTTGTGTGTTTACATAGCTTGTAATAAAGCCTGAGAATAAAGGATAGGTTACGCTGTTATAGGTGGCAGCGATGTTGACTTTTTTCATAGGTGTTAGCAGTCCAAAGTAAGGCCCTAGTGGATTAGTCGGGTTAAAGTCGCCATTCTGATCTACTATACGTAGCGTTAATTGGCCTGTCTGGAATTGATCGTATAAAGCATTACGGCCTACAGCTGTCTGAATAAAGTTAATACGATCTGACACATCAACAATAACCGATACTTCATCTGCCAATATGTTTGTTCCTAATACGCCAATATCTAACTGCATAGCCTGAGCAGTGCTTGGCCCAGTAGAGAAGTTTATTGTTGCGTTTATTACTGGTACTGTCATTGGAAAGCAATCGAGCCAGCAGGTATTAATGATCCATTACCTAATTTAGTAATGTTACCTAAAGCATCTTGAATATAGGTAGTCAAATCTTGATTAGTGCTTAATACTGCGTTTGTGTTTACTGTGACATCTATATTGGTAGTGCCTTGATTTGTTGGCGTTCTGCTTGGCTTATATATATCATTTAATGGGTTAGCATATCGGCCAGTGCCAGCAGCAAAAGCAGCAGCTTCAGCTGACAGCCTTGCAGAAGATGCAGCTAAAGACATAGCCGATGCAAGGTCTGATCCACCCCTAACAAATACGGCTGTTAAGTTAGTAAAAATCGCATCAAATCTATTTGGCATAGCATCCAACATACTGGCTGCTTTTCTTGCAGCTTCAGCCAATGCGTCAGCTGATTGTTTGGCCAATAATTCTGCGTTATATTTTTTTGCCAAGGCTTCGTTGTTGTCCAGGATGGCTAACTTAGATTGGATGCGTAGTTTAGTATCAGCATCTGTAGCCTCATTTAGAGCCTTCATTAAGCCTATGCGCTCAACATCAAATTTCTCAGCTAGTTTATCTACTTCGGTTTTTGCCTTTAGTTGCGTATTTTCTTGTTTGCGTAAGGTAGTTGCAGCTTGTAGGGCTTTGGACTCTTTGCGTAATTGATCCAAGTAAATACGGCTGGCTGATCTGCCTTCTCGATTAGATGGTGCAGTGCTAGCGTTTTTTGATGCAGCTATTTCTGCAAATCCTGTTAAATAAGCACCTAGCACTGGGATATTCTTCACATCAAATAAAACATTACCAACTTTATTATTACCTAATTTTTTTAATTCACTGGCTAAAATCGCAATACCTACTACGCTATCTGCCACACTCTTTGCAAAATCATCCATCAAATTTGTTGCACTACTAATGCTGGTGTCTTTGCCTAATAATGACAGCGCATCTAATAAGCCTTTGCCAATAGTTTCTCTAGCATCTTCGGCTGCGACTGTGAGCAGACCCATCTTGCCCGCATAAGTATCTAATCTGCCCGCTGCTTGGCCTGCAAACTTTTTATTAAGTTCGCCCATAATCTTGTCCATATCGCCAGTCTTTAGCGTGGCCTTGCTTATGCCTGCGCCTAATCTGCTGAGGCCTGTGGTGTTACCACTAAAGCCACGTGTTAAGGCTGCGCTGACCTCAGTGAGAGACTTGCCTGTGGCTGCGCTTATGTTTAGTGCTGTTTGTAAAGCATCTTGGCTCTTAGTAATAGACCCTGTAGCTGTAAGTAATTGTTGGAATGCTGGGCGTAACTCATCATCTAGTACGCCTGTTAATCTTTGTAGGTTGCCTATGTAGTTTTCAACACCTGGCGCACTAAATTGGAATCCTGTATTTCTTAATTGAACTTCTAAAGACTTAGCGGCCTTTTCATCGGCCATAAATGCAGCGACAGCCTTCTTGCTAAATTGTAATAATCTTTGTGCTGCAAAGACGCTAGCAAAGGTTTTACCCAGTTTTTTTACTTGTTCATCAAATACAGATATTTCTTTTTTGCCTTTTTTAAGTGCCTTGCCATTAAAGGTGGCTAAGGCCGAGACTACTATATTGGCCATTATGCAACCCTTTGCTGTGTAGTTTTGTTAAAGTGTGTAGCAGTAGCGTTGATCGCTTTCTGTATTGCTTCATAAATTCTAGGACTATCTTCTGCCCAGGCCTTGTAAACCAAGCGACCTTTAGTTTTGCGCCCACCACCTCGCATACCTACAATCTTTGGCTGTGAAGTCACCTTAGGTAATGCAGCTATAAATTGCTGGCTAGCGAATGGGTTACTTGAATTAAACTCTCTAAATGCTTTGCTCTTAGGGGAATTTAATGTATAAGTACCGCTTGCGCCTTTAGATGGTGTCATTTGGAATGGTGCTCTACCTTGTGGGTTTAAGCGACCTGCTACTTCATAAATTGCGCCAGGGCGACTAGCATTGTAAACAAAATTGTAAACCTTAAAGCCATTAGAAAATGTTTTATTTTGTCCAGAGTTATAGCCGATACCTGCCCTAACTACGCTGGAATCATATTTAGGGAATTTGCCTGTGCTTGTGCCTGCCTTTGTCCAACCAGATAACACATCGCCATTACCAGGGACAAAGCCTTTAGCCTTACTAGCCACGCCACGCATTAACGGATCTACAGCTGCGACAACACGTCTGCGCATATCCATATCAATAAAACTCAAGCCCTTTAGGACATCTTTAACGCCTACGACCTCTACTGGCATTTCGGATCTCCTTAGCTCTGTCGGTTAGCACTTGTATAATTGCACTATACATTTCGCTATCCATATCAATAAACTCTCTAGGCGGTATCCCAGTCTCTACGCTCAACTGTGCGATGCTGTAAAGGATTGAATCCCGCTGGATTATTTTTTTTCGTCGTCTAATACCTCGACAGTTTCTAGGCTGTCTATAAACTCATCAAACGATAGAGATACCTGGCCACCAGCCCTGCGTAAACATTCCCAAGCCAACCAGAATATATCTGATTGCTTCTCATCTTCACGCAAGGCTTTGCTAATTCCCATACCTCGTTTTAACTCGAAAGCGTACTCGACACCTGGTGTTATCTTATGCTCTGATACTTCACCATTAGCCCTTGTTATCTTTAGCTTTGCCATTATTACTCCTTAGTTAGAATGGTACCGATGGGGACACTGTTACTGCGGAGTTTACTGTAAATGTGATAGATGAGGTAGCAATTTCAGCCACGCCACCTTGACCGATTGGGGTCAGGTTATTTACTAGAACTGAGAACTGGTAAGTAGGGTTAGCAGCTGACACAGTAGTGCCCTTTACAGTGATTACTGATACTGCCAAAGTTTGACCAAAGGCTGCATTTAGTGTCTGCATTACTTGGCTTGATGCCCACTCGTTTAAGAAGTCAATAGTAAATGTTGCTGATTGCAAACCAGCCACGTATCGATGTGCCTGATCTCCCATACTTGTGATTTCCAGTTCGTCCACGATTTGATTAATTACGGCATTAGTTACGTATGAGCTAATGTCGATGGATGGTGTAGTAGGTGCAGCAGCGGTAGCCAACTTAACACCAACGTTATTATTTAAATAGATTGCCATTGTTATTCCTCATCTTTCTTTGTTTGTGCAGTTGGTTTTGGTGCTTCTTTGATCTGGCCTGTCTTTATTAAGAAGGCTAAGTCTTCTGATGTGCTCATTTTAACTCCAGCTCGTTAGGATTGATACAGTTATTTCTGATGTTAATAAATCTCCACTAGCTGCATTGGTTATAGCTGGAGCGGAGACACTTGATATGTTGTAAACCAGGGTAGATGCCGCTAGTTTAGTTACTACTGCCACAATAAAATTCTCTATGCCTAATAGGTTGCCTTGATTGTCAAATGCAGGTGTGGTTACTAAAATCTTAAAATTAGCCAGGGGTGCGATACTTGTCTGGCTGTTATTGCTTGGCTCGATATAAGGATCGCTAGGTGTTACCACTACGCTATTAGCAAGCAGGGTTGCTGGTGGGAATGCAAAGGTTGACCATACGCCATTGTTAGTTAATGCAGTTGCTAGTGTGCCACGTAGGGTAGAAATCGCTGCCATTAGCCCACCAGTGATGCTGGACTTGAATACGGCTGGATGAGACCACGCACTCGGTTAATCAGCTGATAACCCATCCGATAAGGGCTGGCACTGATCCCATCCATACCGACCCCACCTGTTTGACTTACCTGGCGTGATTGCCAGATGTCAACGGCTACGATCATCGCAGCTTCTCTGATTGCTGGGGTTGTCGCATAAGTCTGGGTTTTGTGCTCTGGGCCTCTTGCGTTGCCATAAGGTACTACTTTATGAAATACCTGATTAGCTGCAGTCTTGGCGTACTGCACAAATGAATAGCCATTAGGGAAATTAACCTGGCCGTAGTTATACATAAATACTGGGATAAGGCTCGTAGTGCCAGAAGTAGGCGGGATTGTGCCTGTGATTGTGTGCGTGCCGTTAAACGTGGCACCGCAACCACTAACCACTATTGATTGGGTCGCAGCAAATGCGTTTGGATTAGCAAGCATAAGTGTTGCCACGTTATCTTGTAATGCTGTGCCTACTACTGGGGCATCGTTATGCCATAAGTATTGGCTAATTAAATCTTCTGCAGTTTGGCAAACTTCTTCTACTGTTGCATCGGTATACAAAGTGCCAATTCCAAGATTCGAGCGTAATTCAGCTGTAGTCACGTAGACGGCTGGCATTGTATTCCTCTCTTAAAAACTCCCCCAGGGCTAGGGCTACTAAACCCCAGGGGATTACTTATTGATTAACTGGTCTTATCAGGTCTTCTTGTACTTCAAGATTCCGTTAGGCATCTTGGCGATTGTTGCCATATATCCGTAGATAGCAACCTGTACTTGTAGATTTGATACTACGTTTACGCTCATAAAATTTTGTGCTGAGCGATATACAGTGAAGGCCTCTGGTGCAAGGATAATTGCTGAATCATCATCAAATGTAGTTGCTGTGAAGTTCTTGTCTACATATAGATCAAGTCCTAGCACGTTGCCACGGATAGATGATGGTGTAACTTGTCCAGCTGCGTTCATTGGTTGTAACGCATTAAATACTGGGCGCTTTGTTGTATCTTGCGCACCAATTAACGCACCCCATTGTGCTGGGTTAGCGATGTAATTCTGTGCGAAATAGCCAGTGTTTGTGTAGATAGTACGTGCGCCTTCTGTTGCGAATGCAACAATACCATCAAGGTCTGCAGTTGTATTTGTACCATTAGCACTTGCTTGGATCAAAGCTGCTAATACAGTCTGATCTAGGCGCTTTAAGTATGCGTACTCAAGTTGCTTTGTAAGCTCTGCATAGAAGTTTGGATCTGAACGCTCTAGTAATTCTACTGAGAGTGTGTTCATACCAGCGTACTTAGATACTGTGCCAGTTAGGTACTGAGTTTCCATACCTGTGTTTTGTACTGCGCCAGCTTCTGCTTCTACAGTTACTTCTGGTGCAACGCCTGAACCGCCACCAACGCTTGTAACCAAAGAAGGTACTGAAATAGACATACCGCTTGTTGGTAAAGTGCCTTGTGAACATGCATCGATTGCTGGTGTACCAAAGCGTGTGTTAGTTACAAACTCGCTTAGGTATTGTGTTGGAGAAAATGCTGGGTTTGTTGCAAATGAATCATCTGCTGCAGCTATGTACAGTTTTGAATCATCATTACCTAATGCAGCCTTGATCTTATGCTCTGTATAAGCAGCCATAGATGTAATTGGCGTACGGATAGATGTTTGGATAACTGGTGTTGTAATTACTGGGCGTGCGGCTTCTACTGTAGGAGTAGCAGCCTCTGCCTTTGCTTCTTGTGGCGCTGTTGCTAAATCTTCCACAGGAGCCTCGCTTTCTTTAGTTTCGATTGGTGTCTCTGCTTCGCTTTCGCTAGCAGCAACTTTAGTTACTTGCGCTGCACTGAATGCAGGTGATTCGACCAGGCTAACTTCTTTTAAAGTTGCGCTAGTTACATATAAATAATCTTTTTTCTGTATAGACTTATTAACGTCTACACCAACTGACAAACCATCGATTAATTGCTCACCTGCAAGGATTAAAGCATCTTGGCCTTGCATGGATGCGCTGATCTTAAATGATGCGTAGATTCCGTCTTCTGTTTCATTAAACTTTTGCATTCTACCGATAGGGCGCTCTGCGCTGTGCTGCATAAGCATCTTAACTTTGCCTGGGTCACCGATCTCGATTGAGCCTTTAGCAAAAACTACTTTACCTACAGAAGTATTGCCTACTTCTTCAAATGGTACAATCTTGCCGGCAATTACTCTGCGCTCTGTATCCGCAGCTTCTACCTGGCTACTGAATGTAAGTATCATCGTCTTGTTCTCTTCCGTTAGGTGTTAGGCTTTCCATTTCTTTTGCATCATCTATATCAATTAAACCTAGATTAAGCATTTTCTCTAGGGCTTCTAAACGCTTCATTGTGTCAGCACGTAAGAATGATTCCTCAATAGCAAACTTAACAACGTGGCCACGTGGGGTTATGTCATCCATAGATAGGCGGTCTTCAATAGCGCAAATAAATGGCTGTAATGAATAAGCAACAAACTCTTTGCGACCATCAATAATGTTTTGATAGGTCATACTGTTATTCATATCTGCTGAAATGTAATAAGCAGGTACGTTCATCGCTCTAGCGATTTGTGTTGCTAGGTATTGTTGGGCTTCATTATACATCATATCTTTAGGGCTAAAGCCTGTAGTTTCGTAAGACAAAGTAGAAGTTAAATATGCTGTAGATCTATTTAGTCGGCTTTGCTTCCATTGTGCTAATAATCCTGATACTTGCTGCTCTGGTAAATCTGCTCCAGTGTTTTTAATGTAACCAGATGGCATTGGGGTTTGAGCTGATACAGCTGCGGCCTTTTCAATATCTAATGCGCTTTGTATTGTGCGTGCTGCAGTTTGTAATACGCCTTGTGTTAAACCCTGGAATGTGATAAGCGAGCCAATGCCACTCATCGGTGCGGCAACCCCATCAACAAAATAAGCATCAACTTCTGTGCCAAATTTATTTGTTGTAAATGTAACTCGATTGTTAGCAACCCACTCAAATCGTGATGGTCTTAAATCGTCTGCATATAATTCTGTAATACGCCAATAAGCAACGCCGTAAAATAGCAAACTATCGACAGTCCAAGAAATGGTGACGGATCTAGGTTGCCGATAGTCTGGTTGGTCTATCCAAAGAGGGTTCCCCAACACCTCACCATTAGACTTTTTGTAAAGTTTTAATGGCAGGTATGAAACTACACCAGCTATAAGATTTCTGCAACGGCTAACT